TCAGGCCACCTGATGACAGGAGGTGAGATAAAGGAAAGGGGAGAGGCGCGATAAATCGGGATTTTGGGGGACTGACCGGTCCGAAGTGGGACGGGGCCGGAAAAGTGGCTTTTCCAATGCAAAAGCGACAGTGGTGGCGCTTTTGAGATCCCGTCAACGTCCGCCCTTGCCCTTGGGCGGATGGCCGAAATGATAGCCGCCGCAGAACTGGCAGCGGTATGGCGTCATGTAGCCCTGGTAGCCCTTGCGGCGATGCAGGGCGTTCATTGAGGCCTGTGCATCACCATGGCTTGTGAAGCGCAGCTTGCCGAGGCAGCTGTTGCGGCGGATCCGACGCTTGCTGCTCATTCGACTTCCAGCGCCACGGGTGGCATGGTTGAGCCGATCAGCGACAGGGCGATCAGACCTCCAGCGTTCAGGGTCGCCAGTTCCTGCGCTGTCGGCCGCCAGTAGGACTTCACCACCGGCAGGCCGTCGGCCTCCGTGACTGTGATCGCGATCGCGTTGCACGGCAGCTGCTGTTGATCCCAGCCCGATGGGGCGCCGAGAACGCGGTTGTTCGATGGGTGCTGAGTCGGTCGCATCGGATCACTCCCCCAGCATGTACGACCCGACCAGGTCGGCGATGTTGATCTTGTCGGCCTCTGAGGCTCCCAGGAAGGGGCGGGCCGGGATGTTGCCCCATAGGTGGGGGAAGTCGCTTTTCTTGCCGCCGAACTGCTGCATGGCGGCGTAGACCATGGGGCTGCCGATGCCGACTTCGTTGTCGCTCAGCAACTGGTAGTTGATCGTAGTGGCCAGTGCCATGGTTTCGCCTGTGAGCGGCTTCTTGCCTGCGATCTTGGCTTCGGTTTTCTTCGAGCGCGTGCCGTCCTTCTTGCGCGCGAACAGGTCGCCGTAGCGGGCGATGGTGGTCGCGCTGTTCTGTGCCCAGGGCGTGCCGTCCGGTGCTTTCGCGGTGGAAAAGCGCCTTTTCGTGGACTTGGTCTGGTCTTCGCCGATCTCGGCGAGCACTGGGCGGAAGTTTTTCGCTCGGTCGAGCATGCCCTGCAGGTAGTCGAGCCCGCTGCGGTTGGTCAGTTCGATGAGTTGCGCCATGCCTTACTCCCGCCTAAAATCAAGGCTCCCCGTGAACATCGGCCCCCGGCAGTCAACGCCGGATTCGTCTTGGACGTCTTGGTCGAGGTGCATGGGGTTCCTCATTTCTGGGCCTTGGTTTTGATCACCAGGCTCTCCAGCTGCAGGGAGCGGTTCCGCTTCCCAGACAGCACCTCCCACACCGCACGGAACACCTCGCCGTTGATGGCCTTCGTGGACACGACCGTGGGGTTTCCATGGCGTGACGCCTTGCCAGCGCGCAGGGCATCGGCGTCGTTGAGCGCCTGCAGCAGCAGTGCGAAGTCGGCAGGCCTGGCTGGGCGCTGACCGGCACCGTCGAATTTGTGGGAGCCGTCCACATGGCGCGGCGCTTCGGCCGGCAGCATGACGGTGAAGCCTTCCACGGGTGTACCCGCCACGGCACCGAGCTTGCCCGGCTGCTCGACAAAGCCCATCCACAGCGGATCGCGGCGCTGCCTGTCGGCCAGCACGTCGCGCACGAAGTCCTGCACCAGGTCCTGCGCGTTGATGGTCCGGTTCACATCGGCCGACAGGGCCTTGCTGATCGCTGGCGGGTATTCGATCAGCTTGTCCTGCACGAACGTGCGCAGATCGTCGTCGGCGCGGGCGCCTGGTGCGTAGTCCCAGCCTTCGTCGATGCCGGCCGGTGCGCCGGTCTTCGGGTCGGCGGCCAGCCAGCCTTCTGGTGGCTCGGTGGCGTCGCCATCGGCCGGCGCTTTGACCGCGACGACGCGGCATTTGCAGCCCCAGCCGTTGGGCGGGAAATGGGTGCTCCAGAACGGGTGGTCGTGGCGCAGCGTGAGGCCTGCATCGCCCCAGGCCTTGTGGTGCGGCCGGGGCGTGGTCACGCTGTCGTCGTGCACGTAGCGCCAGAACGGGCGGCGCGAGAGCAGCGCCGGGTCCAGCAGCTGCTTGCGGCGCCCGGCTGCGTAGGAGGTGGCCAGGTTGGTCTGGTAGATCACCCGCGTGCGCCAGGCTTCGCCGGCCTTGGTGCCTTCACCGGTCCAGCCGGTCCAGCCGTTCTTTTGCACGATGGCCTTGAACTGCTTGCGGAACTCGCCGATGCTGCCGCCCTGCACCGCGTTATCCACCGCACCGCGCAGGTCGTGCAGCAGGTCGGCCTTCATGGCGCCGGCCACCATGAACGCGCGGTCGTGCGCGCCGCGCTGGATGTCGCGCCAGGTCTCGCTGGGCAGGTTGAGCTTCTTGCGGAAAAACTCGATCTGCTCGGTGAACTGCTGCCGAGCGCCGTCCAGCGTTTCCTTGGGCGTCAGACCGTCAGGCACCGGCGCTCTCCTGTGCCGCGGCGTCCATGCCTTGCAGCTGGGCCAGCGTGAAGGCCAGCTGCATCAGCTCCTGCAGGTGCTCGGTGGGCAGATTGCCATAGGCGCCCAGCAGCGCCTCCTGCAGGGCGTCTGGCTTGTCATAGGCCGGGTTGCTGACCAGTTCCTGCAGGCGGTCGATCCAGTTGCCCACCAGGTGGGCCGAACCGTCGCCCAGGCGGCGCGTAAGTGCGGCCGTGGCCGAGGTGGTGGCGGCTGCTGCGGATTCGGCAAAGCTGGCCGGTTTGTCGTCAACAGTTGAGGAGCTACCCGGCTTGTTCTCCAGATCGGGTTTCTTGTTGTTCACAACAGGCAAGCCGGGTGCTGGCAACGTGGGCAGAGGTGGCGGCGCCTTCTTCTTCGTCCAGCCCTCGCCGTACTTCGCGCGCAGCGTGTCCTCGTCGAGCTCGTAGCCCATGGCGTGGATGAGCGTGTCGGTCTCGGCGACCGACTTGGTGTCTTCCTCTTCCTTCACCTGGCGGTACACGGCGCAGGGCTCCAGGCCGTTGAGTTCGCAGATCCACGCGATCAGCGTTTCGTTGAGCGTTTCGCTCAATAGGTCGCTGTCGGCCTGGGTCAGGTCTTGCCGGACGTTCTGCCGCTCTTTTGAAGCAGCTGCGAGCGCGCCGCCACCGGAGCCTGAGGGCTCCTGACCGGTGAGCACCTCGGCGATCCACTCGTCCATGTAGCGCACCAGCTGCTCTTGCGTGGTCACGTTGCCGGCCAGCTTGCTCTCCAGCAATGCGATCTCCATGCCCTCGGGCGTGGCCAGGTAGCCATCATTGCTCATGGCGCGCAGCGCGCTCACCAGCGTGGCCTTTTCCTTCGGGCTGGCGTTGCGCGGGTATTTGCCGTGCGGCGTGGGCGAGCCGAAGCGGTCGTTGAGCTTGTTCCAGGCGACGATGCCCTTGCGCTTGAAGAACACCGGCCAATACAGCTGCAGGCCCAGACCGGTGCCATAGGGGTTGTCGTCTTCCGGGTTGACGCGGTGCACGATGAATTTGCGCTCCGGTACCGGGATGCCTTTTTGCATTGCCTCGCGCGTGAGCATCTGCAGCTGGGCCGGGCTGTTCTCGTCGTCCTGCACATAGACGAAACGCTTCTGCGCGCGCTTGGGCACGCGGGCCGGCACCACCAGGTTGTCGCGCACGGTCCAGATGATCTCGGCGATCGCGTGGCCGGCCAGCAGCGCCTCCTGCATGTCGGAGCAAAGCCGGTCGAACGCGAAACCCTTGAGGATCTCGGTCAGCGTGAGCACGTCGGCGCTGGCCTTGGCCGAGTTCTTCTCGCGCGGCTCCACTTGCCACGCCTTGCCCACCAGGGCCAGCTGGCGCTTCTGCAGACCGCTGAACACCTTGCCGTCGCGCCGCAGGTCGCGGTACAGCTCCACACCACCGTTGCCGCGCTCGATGAGCAACGGGTCGTTGGTGCGCAGGATGCCCATGTAGGGCGCTTCGAAGGGATCGCGCAGGCGATTGGCGAACTCGGCGGTGAGTTCGGGTGTGATGCCCGACTTGCTGGCCTCGGCCGGTGGGGTCTTGGGCTTAGCCATGGACGAAATCTCCAAAATTTGAGCTGCTCTCGCGCGGGCCGCCGCTCATGAATTCGATGGGTGCCGATGGGTTCGACGCGGCGTGCCGCGCCAGGGCCAGCGCCCAAAAACGGTCGGCGTGGCCGATGCTGTCGCTCTCGGCCTGGAAGCGGATGTTCCCGGCGAGCGTGGTGACCTTCTGCAGCTTGCGAAAGTCGGCCCGAATGAGCGGGTCTTCGGGGATGCGGACCTTGCGGTCCTCCATGTCGCCCTTGATGGCGTAGGCCAGCGCTTCCTTGATCGGTGCGGTGAACGTGACACCTTCGACGCGGCTTTCTCCGTACTTGTCCTGGGCGTCGTCCACCCAGCCGATGCCCAGGCCCGTGGCGTCGATGCAGGTGCGATCGCAGATCTCGATCCACGGCCAGATCACCTTCTCCTGCTCGGACTTGCGCATCTTCTCCAGGCATTCGACGTGGCGCGTGTAGAACACGTCGCCGAGCTGCTCAAGCACCCACAGCACCGTCAAGTCCTTCTTGCGGCCGATGTCCACGCCGAGATACAGCGGGCCATGGAACGGCCCCACCAGCTCGCGCCGCCAGTCTGTGCCACCGGAGTACTCGCAGGCGGTGATCAGGCCGTATTCAAGGAACTTGGCATCGTCGTCGGCCGGGATGCACATGTATTCCTGGTCGAAGCTCTCCGCGTCGGCGGCGCCGTTCTTGATGAAGTCGAAGTACTCGGCTTCATCCATAGCAAGCCGTTCATCGTCGGCCGGCAGGGCTTGCTGGAGCTTGAAAAGGAAACCCTGTTCCAGAGCGTCTTGCAGCGTGACGCGGTGCAGGCTGATTTTCTTGGGGTTGCCCCCATAACGAGCCTCCCGAACAAGGTGATTGAAGAACGTGTGTGAGCCGCGATGCGTGCTGAATGCTTCCAGCACGCCGCCCCAGGTGATGCCTGGGTAGGCAATGGCCCACATCTTTCGTTGGTCGGGGTGAAGGGCATATTCGTCCAGAACGCGCGAGCCGCGCTTGCCGGCCTGGGCGTCCGGATTGCTCGACATGCTGTTGATGCGCCTTCCGCTGGCGAAGCCAAGGGACTGCGCTGTCGCGCGTGTCTTGGCGTCAATCAGTACCTCGCCGAGGTCTTTCGCGGCGAGGTTTTGAATGTTTGCCCAGAACTTGCAATCCACGATGAAGAGGCGAGCCGCTTCCTCGTCGCGACTGCTGATCCATTCGTCGTATCGCGCGCCCTGCAGGGATGCCCGTTCATTGACCGCATAGGCCGTGCACCATGTGAACCCGATCTGTCGCGACTTTTCCCCCAGCTTGAGGCGCGACTCGTCCATGATCCAGCGGGATTGGTACTTCAGAAAGATCGCTTCGAGATCTTCCGGGAGGCACTTGGCGCGGCCTTTGAGGATCATGGCTGCTACTTAAAAATGGCCGCGACGATCCAGGCGATGGCAATCACAACCATCGCTGGAAACAGCATTAAGAGGCGTGTGATTCCTCCCATGAATCCGCCATCATCGGCAGGCCAGAAGATCGCCCACAGCAACGCCAGTACGCTGATGGCGGTTGGTATTGCCCACCAGCCGATGGTCAAGGTGACTTGCATGGCGGGTTCTCTCTCAGACGGCTGCTTGAGCCTGCTGATACGGCATCCACTCGACGTAGCGGCCGATCACATCACCGGCGGCGTCTCGCTTGGGCTCTTCGCCTGGCTGCAGCAGATCACACGAGAGTACGGGGAACTGGTGGCCAGCGGAGTCGGTGACCAGCACATTGACCATGCGGGGACCCCACACGGCGATGATGGTGGCGTCCAGTGGTTGGCGGCGCAGCTCGGCATCGGATTGGTGAAGGGCAACCTGCATTGAGCCGGGCCCGAGAAGATCATTCTTCGACGGGCGATACCAGACCTTGCGGCCGATGGTTGGGGTGATGATTTTGCTCATGAAATTCCTCTTGGTGGTGGTCAAACAATGCCCAAGGCCTCGCGGATCGCGGCCTTGGTGTCGGCGGTCACGCCGCCCTTGTTGGGCATGGATTCGAGCTTCGCGCGCTGTTCTTCCAGCAGCTTGCGGCGCGCAGCCGCCTCTATCGCCTCGCGCTCTTTGATGCTCATGGTTCGCGCCTGCATGGCGGCGCGCGCTGCGCGGGCCAGCTCGGACACTTCCTTGATAGAAATCTTGTCGTCGCTGTGCGCGTTCAACGCCGCGTTGGTGGCCAACGTGGTCACGGCCTGGGCCAGCAGCGCGCCGGCCTTGTCGCCCATGCCTTCGCCGAGTTCGTCGACCAGGGCGCTGGCCGCCGTCTCGATCTCGCGCATGCGCCCCACCATCTCGCCGAAACCCGCCTTGTAGCGGTGGATGCCCGAACGGCTCACCTCTTCTTCGGGGTACTTCTCGCGCACCTTGGCGAGCAGCTCGTCCAGCGTGTGGCGGTCTTCGCGCAGCAGCTTTTCAAGAAACCGGCGCGCGGCCGGGTCCATGCGGGAGACGGCAGACTTGCGGCCCATGTCAGGCTCCCGGGCGCTTGACGCCAGGCACCACCGCGCGGCCAGCGGCCACATCGGCGCCGCGGGTGGTGAGCGTGGCAATGTGCACGCTCTCGACGGGCTCCACCGTCACAAGGCCTTGCTCCTGCAGCCAGGCCAGATCGCCCTTGATCTGGTCGGCGCTGGGCTCGTGGCCGAATCGCGACAGCAAGGTGTGCAGCAGAAACGAGTTCGTGCGGTAGGCGGGCAGATCGGACAGCACGCGCAGGATCACCAGGCGGCGGTCTTCGGTGAGGAAGGTGGCGAAGCTCATTTTTGGTTCAGAAGAAAGTTTTCGACGCGCTCAACGCTGCGCGTCAGCGGTTCGATGCGGGCCGACACCGCCCCCATGGCGCCGGCCAGGCGTTCAACGGTGGCCACCAGGTTGTGCAGTTCCTTCTGGCTCGGCACCTGATCCATCTGCGCCTCCAGCGTCGTGATGCGCACGCGCAGCTCCATCATTTCTTGCGCGCTCGCCGACTGGCGGCCGATGATCCAGGCGTAGATGCCGATCGCGGTGACCACGAGCCATTGCACGGCCTGGAAAGAAAAGTTCATCTCTGTGACGTTCATCGGGTCCTCACTCCCATGGTGGTTTTCTCCTGGCGCTCCTGGCACGCCACGCAATACAGACAGCCCGGCACGGCCACGCGCCGAGCCTTGGGGATGCGCACACCGCAGCCGCTCGCTTCGCAGTACTCGGCCGAGTCGGCCACCGTCTTGCCCTGCAGCCCGGCGCGGCGCGCCTGTTCAAACAATGCGTCTGCGCGCATCTCGGCTTCGCGCTCGCTGGCGCGGTCGATGTCATCGGTCAATCGGCTTGCTCCGCTGGTGTCTGCTGGGCGTGCCAGTCGATCAGGGCGTTGAGGCGCTCGCGGCAGGTTTCGTGCTGCTGGCCGACGGCGATGGCCCAGGTGCCGACGTCGGTATCGGTGGCAGTGGGCCCACCTTCTGCAGCAGCTCCGGGCCCGGCCGCGGGCACGCCGCCAGGGGCGGAGACGCTGAGACCCGGGGAGGTGTTGAGCACGCGCAAAGCGCGGTCAGACAGGCAAGCGCGACCAGCGGTCGCAGTTTTGAGCGCATGGGTTTTCTCCTGAGCGAGGGTGGCGTTTTTGGCAACCTGCTGCAGCAGCTGGGCGCCGAGGGCCTGGCTGCGGTCGGTGGCGGCCTGCAGGCGGGCGGCGGCGGCGATGGATGCCTTGCGCAGCGTCTCTGCGTTGTCTTCGCGCAGGCCTGCGTTTTCCATACGCAGATCGGCGATGTCGCCCTGCAGTGGGGCGCGCGCCATCGGCCAGGTGGCACCCGCCGCGATGGCCGCGGCCACCAGGTAGGGGATGAGGCTGAGCCATCTCATGCCGATGGCCCCCGCAGCGCGAGCCAGACCACGGCGACCAGGCTGAGAACAGCCAGCACGATCACGAGCAGCAGCACGGCACCCAGGTAGCGCTCCAGCCGGCCGCGGGGCATGGTGGGTCCGTGTGACGCCACAGCGGCCGGTCCAGGCAGGGGCAGCTCCACGTCCAGCCGGGCCGTGCCCATGCGGGCCTCCAGGGCGTCCAGCTCCAGCTGCCAGCGTGCATCGTCCAGACTGACCTGGTCAACGATGCGCAGCACCACGATCAACAGTGCCAGCGTGCCCGAAATCCAGGGCCATTTGTCGGGCGGAAACAGCGGTTCGACCAGGGGCAACACCTCGCCCTGGATGCCAGAGAGCAGCGCCAGCACCATGGCCGCTTGCACGCTCAAGAAACGCCAGGCCAGGCGCCAGTCTGGAATGAGCTTCATGCGTCCACCGTGAAAACGTGGACCGGCAGCGGGCGCAGTCCGTTGGCGAGCCAGGCCTCGACGTCGAACCCGGGGCAGGTCTTGGTCCATTCAAACGGCTCGGTCATGCCGTTGCCGTTCTTGTCGGGCGAGAGATCGCGGTGGCCACACACGCCGTCCAGCACGTCGTAGCCCGGCGACGTGGCCTTGCTGACCCGGACGGCGGGGTTCAGCGGGATACGCAGCCGCGCGGTGAGCTTGTGCACCAGCTGCTCCAGCGCCACCCATTGCGCGCGGGTGTAGCGGCCACTGCGCTCGGCGCCGCCCACCAGGCAGATGCCGAGGGAGTGCGCGTTGAACATCACGGCGTGCGCGCCGATTTCGTCCGGGTGGCGGCCGGTGAGGACCGTGCCGTCCAGGTCAATGACGAAGTGGTAGCCGATGCTGGGCAGATCGGCGTTGAACGCCTGGCGGGCCGCGTTGCTGCGTTTGAATCCGCGAACAGCGTGCCAGCTGTTGATGACCTGGCCGGCGTTCAGGTAGCCGGGCTTGCCCGGCGTGCCGCGGTCGATGCGTTTACCGCTCGCAGTTGCCGAGCAGTGGATGACGACGAGGTTGGTGATGCGAGCAGACATGCACGGCAGGATGCCGCGCGCGCGCGATGGGCGTTAAATGGAGCGCGTCATTGTTTGAGGGGCGGGCAGCAGAGCTACGCTGCCAACTGCAATAGCTTGGTCACGTAGGCTTTTCCCAGCTCGGTCGAAACGCCCAGCAACCAGCCGCTGACAAAGCTGCCCACAGCAATGAGCCCTTTTGTCAAACGATATCGCCAGCTCTGTCGATACAGCTGTTGCGCCAGATCGTCAGCGAACAGGCGCCCCTGCAGGGTGGGAGCAAACGTCAGCAGATCACACACCTCGCCATAGGAGTCTCGCGCCATGCTTCGTCGAAAAACCCCGTCCGCATGCTTGTTGTCGATCAACTCGCCCGCGGCCCACCAGTCAGCCCTATCCGGCAAACCGCTGCCCGTCAACAACCGCAGGTAAGTCGCCTTGAAATCCCCGCCCGACTGGCTCATGCGCCTACCCTTTCGTGTCTTGGTTGCCGTGCTCTTCGTGGCCGGTATTGTGCTGGGCCGCGCCTGCGCGTGGAACCACCTGGTTGGATGAGTATGGCCATCGAACTCGAATCACTCGCCTGGGGCCTGCTGGGCGTGCTCGCTATCTGGGCTATCGCAAAGATCTGCATCGCAGCTTTCGGGAGCGCCACCCAGCAAGAACGACTGCGGCTTCGCCACCTTGAAACCCTGGCGTTGGCGCGGGAAGAAACCATCCGGTTTCAGACCTTTGTACGCCCCGGCGGGCTGCAAGCCGGCGACACCAAGGTGTACCCAAAAACCAGCCACCCAGCGCCGCCTCCCACGCCAGACAGGCACGCGCATCCAGGAGAGCGACCATGACCGCTCACAAGCGCGCGCCGTCGGGTTCGCCGAAGTCGTCAGATCAATCGCCTCTACCGCGACTTCTGAATCGATGTGACGACACCATTTCGGGTGTAAATGTAGGAATCAACCAGGCGAAACACATACTGCTTTGAGATGCCGCCATCGTTCTCAGTGATGTTCACCTTGCTGGCCCCCACGACGCCGATCCGTGTGCAGCGCAGAAATTTCTCTTCTGTCCAACCGATTTCGGGGTAATAAGGTATTTCGTCGGTTTTGCAGTAGACCCGCGCTTTTGCCATCGCCTCTCTAACCATTGATTCCCACTTGTTTGGTGGCGGGCCAGACGGAACCTTCATTGCCTCTGACTTGGCTGAGCTGCCGCAGGCAGCCTCTTGGTAGGTCACAGAACCATCGGCCCCGGTGCATTTGTTGATCGCCCAGGCAGGTGACACCGCCAGGCAGGTGAGCGCGAGCAGCGCTGTTTTGATGTTCATGACTTCCTCCTTGAATCGGATTTCTTCTGCACCACTTCGACATAGCGCCGCACCCGCAGCACCTGGCTCGGGCTCAGGTCCATCACCATGCGTGAGCCGAACTCGCGCTGCATGAAGTTGAACACGGCCTCGGCGCTGGGGGAGCGGCGAATCAGGGCCAACAGCTCGCGCTGGGCGGGCGTGGTCAGCCCGGTCTGCGGCGTTGGCGCATGGTGGTGGTTGATCACCGTGAAGTTCCCGCCCACCTGACCCACCTGCACGTTCGACTTCCCTGTGACTTCTTGTTTTGGCAGCAGCCGGCTTAGCCAGGCCAGCAGCTGTTTGGGTAGCTCTTGCAAAACCGAAACCTCACTTTTTCTTGATGCGGACGCCACCGCCCGCGCTGCCGATCTGGATGTTGCCGTCACCCACAGCACTCTGCGAGCCACCAGCCCCGCTCAATGCGGGCGCGGCACTGAGGCGCTTGATCAGGCCAAAGATCAACAACTGATCTGACTGCGAACACTGGTGCCAGCGTGCGAGCAGCGCCCGGTCTTCCTGGCTGACCTTCGTAAAGGGCTTGCCTTCGCGTGCCGCCGCGATCATTTCCCGCGCGGCCTGTGCAAGACCGGTGACCACGTAGTCCGAGTCAAAGCCCAACTGCGCCCCGAGCGCACGAACCCGGTCTTCCGGGAATGCGTCGCGCTTTTTTCGGTCATTCAGGGCGGTGGGCGACATGCCCAACCTAGCCGCCACTTCCTTGTCCGTCTGCACCTGCAACACGCCCTTCAGCCGCAGCAGGGCCGCTTCAAAACTTGTGGCCACAAAAACTCCTTGCACAACATCCAGAAAACAGGATATAGTCCGCATCAATGAATCAATTTTCAATCCCCATTTTGAGTAAGGGCGAAAACATGAAACCTGAGGATATCAAAGCGGCCATTTCGCGAGCTGGAACCAGCCAGAACGCGATTGCTGATCACTTGGGCGTCACCGCGAACAGCGTCAGCCGAGTCGTTCATGGACTCATGCGCTCGGCGCGTATCGAAGCCGAGCTGCAGAAGATCACCGGCCAGCCGCTGCATGCGACCAAAGCGGTGCGTGGTCGCAAGAAGACGGTGTGGACCGGTCGCGGTGTGTCGCGGGGAGCTGCAGCATGAGCTCGCAAAATTTCGCAGCGATCTCCCAGCGCTGCAAGAACTCCATCAGCCCAACGGCAATGAGTGACCGTGTGCTGGCACTCGTCCTGGGGTGGTCTCCAGAAAACTTCGCCATTGCGAAAGCCAACGGCTGCTTTCCGGTGAAAGACCTCAAGGACGTGGCGCGCAGCTTTCCCTCGCTGGAGCTCGATGTGGACTGGATCCTGCAGGATGGCGCCAACCCAGACGAATGCCCGCCTGCGTTCCTCCCTGCGTTCAAAGAGATAGGGCTGTTTGAACCCCCTTCGTCGGAAGAGATGGCCGCCTACATGGACGCCGAGATGCAGCGCCTGGGCGTCGGTCCCTTCGCACCGGGAGCCGCAGCATGAGCCCCCGCAGCTTCAACGACCTGGTGCGCCAGATTCGCTCTGGCACTTGTGCGCAAAACCGTGAAAGCCTGGTTGCCCAGTTCGCCGAGGTGGCGCGGGTCAGCGTGCACACCGTCGAGAGCTGGCTGAAGGACCATGCCACGGACCCCGTGCAGTCGGTTGGCGCGAGCACCGGCATCAACCTCACCGCCCGCATCGACCGCGACCGCCACGGCCAGCCGCTGGTGACCCTGCCCGACCGGCCGTTCAACGGCCTGGACATCCACCCGGCTGACCTGGAGCGCCTGGGCGAGCGGCTGATCGCCATCGCCCGCCTGGCCAAGCAACACAAGGGCAAGCACCCGAGCACGGTGGTGATGGGATGAGCCGCGCCACCGACTACACCGCTGCCAAAGCCGCTGTCCTTCGGTTCTCCAGCGTTCTGGAGAAGGCCGAAAGTGTCGCCGAACTGCGGGCTGCGCTGATGGCCGATCTCGGTTCACCATTTCACTCGTTCGACCCTGTAGTCATCAGCGCCAAGACCGGGAACATGGGCAGCGAACTGGCTCGCCTTTTGGATGAAGACCTTGATGGTGAGGTGACCGCATGAGCGAGCCCAAGAACATCCGGCCCCTACCGGAAAACCTGCGAAAGACATGCGACCTGCTGCGCCTGTTGGCCGGGCATGAAGTGCTGGGCCTGGCGCCCGGCGAGATCGCCAAAGGTCTCGATGTGTCGGCCTCCTGGGTGTCCATCAACCTGCCCGCGCTGGAGGCCGAGACCGGATTTGTCGAGCGCGTGCCGGGCACCAACCGCTGGCGCCTGGGCGTGCCGTTTGTGCGCATCGCCATGACCGTTAGCACAAACCTCAACGCCGCCAAGCGCCAGCTCGACGAATTGAGCGCTCGCTACGCCGTGCCTGCGGGCACCTCTCCAAATACCTCGACGTCGAGGAATTTTGAAGACGGCAGCAACCTGTAAATCAACCTCAACAAACCCGGAGAACCTGAACCATGGCAAGACACAAAAGCGCAGCGCCCGAAAACAAGGAAACCCCAGTGAACCTGGAGGTGGTCGACGCGGAGCGAAGCGCAGCCAACGAACTGGCGCTGATTCACACCGAGCAAAACGAGCGCGTCGTCGCGCTGGCCAAGAAGTTGGATTACAAGGGCTCCACCGATCCGGCTGTGCTGGAGAACTCTGCGCAAGACGCAATGCGCCGACTCGGGGCCACCATCTTTGAGTTGGGTGCGTACCTGCTGCTGATGAAGGAGGCCTGTCCACACGGAAAGTTCTTGCCCGCCTTGGAGCGTTTGGACTTGGGTGTTGACACCGCGCAACGCTACATGCAGGTGACGCGGCGTTTCGCAAATACCGCCTCGGGGCGGTATTTGGAGACGGCAGGCATCAAAAAGATGGTGGAGCTTCTGCCCCTCGACAACGAACAGCTTGACGCGCTGGAGAGCCTTGGACAAACCGGCGAGCTGGCCCTGGATGACGTGGCTCGCATGTCGGTCAAGGAGCTGCGCCAAGCTGTCCGTAAGGTCCGCCAGGAAAAAGACCGCCTCAAGAAGGTGGCGGAAGAGACGCACGCCGAGGTGATCCAGCTCAAGCTGGAGCGCAAGGTGGTGGCGCACACCGACTGGCCCGACGCGCTGGTGCCGCTGACCGACCAGGTGGCCGCTGCGGGCCGCAAGATCGCGCAGGGCGTGAGCGAGCTGGAGGCGTGCCGCCTGGCGCTGTTTGCTGCCGGTGTGGATCTGCCCGAAGAAGACCGCGTGCGCTTTGAGGCGGCCATCGGGCACGTGGCCGACGTGTACCAGGAGGCCTTGGCCCGCGCCGAGCGCGGTATCGAAAAAGAGCGCTTGACCTTCGATCAGACCCTGGGCGGCCTGGCAGGGGGTGCCGCATGAGCGCCGCCGAGATGCCTACCGAGATGGAGGCGATTTGCTTCAACTTGCACGACGTGGCGTGTGCCCATTCGGCGGAGATCGCCTCGCTACCAGCCCAGATCGCGGCTATCTTTGGTTGGACATTCAGCGCAGAGCAGACTGAGGCTGTGCGTCAGTTGGCTTGGCACCTCGGGCACCAGGCCCGGCTGCTGGAGTTCAGTCTGGAAACTCTCTCGGTGGTCTTGGCTGGGCGGGCCTACGATGACCGAGCGCTGTTCTCAAAGACCACCGCGGTCGTTGATATGTGCCGCTTTGCCCGCGCGGTTCCCGACGTTGGTCCACCACCGAACCCGAGCACCACGGCGCTGGCCGATGCCGTCGAAGATGCCATTGCTGACATGCAGGGCGATCTGCGCCTGCGGTTCCCTGGCGAAGAACACCCGGGGAGCTGAACACATGCCGCCCGCCATGCCCTTTGACCAGCTCCAGGAGCTGGTGGCCTTGCGCGATGCGCTGCTGGCCGCCCCGCCCAAGGGCGGCGAGCGCACGCGGCTGATCAAGGCCTTTGCACAAGAAAAACACCAGTCCACCAGCACGGTGTACCGCTGGCTCAAGGACCACGCTGGCTTTGAAACCGGCCGCAAGCGCCGCGCTGACTCGGGCACCTCGCGCCTGCCGGTGCAGTCGCTGGAGTTCATTGCGGGCTCTATCCAGCAAAGCGTGCGCCGCAACGGCATCAGCACCAAGCCCATTTGTGTGGCCATGAACATTGCGCATCAAAACGGCCTGGTCATCAATGTGTCTGAGAGCCGCATCGCTTCGCTGCTGCGCTCGAACCGGATGGACGTGAAGACCCAGGCCACGGCGCGCAACCACCAGCGCCTGCGCAGCGAGCACCCGAACCACGTGCACCAGATCGACCCGTCGCTGTGCCTGGTGTACTACCTGGGCGGGCGCCAGCAGATCATGACCGAGGAGCAGTTCAACAAGAACAAGCCCACCTCGCTGGAGAAGGTGAAGCTCAAGGTGTGGCGTTACGTGCGCTACGACCACGCCTCGCGAAGCATTGATGCGCGCTACTTCGAGGCCGCCGGTGAAAACCAGCGCAGCCTGTTTGACTTCCTGCTGTACACCTGGGGCCGATCGCAGCTGCGCCTGAGCTATGGCGTGCCACGCATGTTGCTGTGGGACAAGGGCAGCGAGTTCACCAGCCCCGGTGTTCGCCGCTTGCTGGACGCCCTGGGCGTGGCCTATGAAGCGCACGCCACGCACCACGCCTGGGTCAAGGGCGGTGTGGAAAACGCCAACTGGATTGTTGAGCGCCACTTCGAGAGCCGCTTGCGCGATGAGCCGGTGGAAACGGTTGAGCAGCTTAACGCCAGCTCAGAGGCCTGGTCACGCGACTTCAACGCCAACAACATCACCCACGTGGACTCGCGCACCCAGTGCGATGACGGCGTGATGCGGGTGCGTGATGACCTGTGGAACCTGATCGCCCACTACCCCGGCGCGCTGGTGGAAATGCCAGACCGGGAGACCTGCGCCTACTTCATGCGCGGCAAGGAAGAGACGCGGGTGATCAAGGATTCGCGCATCACCTTCGTGCACCCGCAGACGAAGAAGAGCGAGCTGTACGTCTTGGAGCCGTGGGCCGGATCGTTTGTCAACAACCAGAAGGTGGTGGTCAGCCCGCTGCTGCTGGGCGACGGCATGGTGCGCGTGACGCTGGAGCACTACGGTAAGGATGCGGAGCATGTGGACGTTGCGCCCCAGCGCGAGTTCGACGCCTTTGGCCGCCCGATGTCGGCCACGCTGATCGGCACCGAGCGGCGCACAGCGCCCCACAGTGCCGCTCAAGAGGCGGGCAAGCGCATCGCTGCGGCCACCTACGGCCCAGGCACCTCGCTGGACGAAGCTGAGAAGCTCAAGACCAAGAACGCGCGCCCATTCATGCACATGAACGATGGCAAGGGCGTGGTGGCTCACACGCACCTGGGCAAAGGCGATCTGCCTGCCCGCCTGCTGCCCGAGGCGTTGCCGATCAAGACGGCCGAGCTGCTGGCGCTGCGCACGCAGCATGCCGACGCGATGCTGCCGCACTTCAAGGCCGCCCAGGAGCTTGTCAAGCGGGGTGTGGCCATGTCGCCCGAGCTGGTGGCCACGCTCAAGCACTTGCATCCCGAAGCGGTGCCAGAGAGTGCGCTGGATGACCTGGTGGCACGCCTCACGGTGCGCTCCGGCCTGCGCGTTGTTGCCGGTGGTGGCTCATGAAGGCCGCTCCCAAAGAAGTTGGCCCCGGTGTGCGTCAACACACCGAGGCCGTTCCCGCCCATCGGGCAAATGCAGAAACCCCTGAACAGGAGGTACCCATGTTATTGCAAAACGCCGCGCTCACCCTTGAAGCGCGCCAACACTTCGGCTTGCCGCGAAACCCGTTTGTGGACGACGTTCAGTCGTCTGCGGATGTGTATCAGACCCCGAGCGTGCGCTACGTGCGCGCCAGCCTGCTCGACTGCGCCCAGCACCACGGCTTCATTGCCATCGTGGGTGAGTCGGGTGCTGGCAAGAGCACCCTGGCCGAAGACCTCGAGGAGCGCATCCGAACCGAAGGGCGCGAGGTGGTGGTGATCCGCCCCTATGTGCTGGCCATGGAAGAAAGCGAAGCCCGCGGAAAGCCGCTCAAGAGCGGGCAGATTGCAGAGGCCGTGATCCGCACGCTGGACCCGCAGGCCAGCGTGAAGAGCAGCCCGGACGCGCGCTTTGCCCAGGTGCACCAGCTGCTCAAGGCCAGCGCCCGCGCCGGGCGCCACAACCTGATCTTGATTGAAGAGGCGCACACCATGCCCGCGGCCACGCTCAAGCACCTGAAGCGCTGGCTGGAGATCAAGGACGGTCTGCGCCGCCTGGTGGGCGTGGCGCTGGTGGGTCAGCCGGAGCTGCGCACGCGGCTGGAGAACGGCGGCGCCGAGCTGCGCGAGGTGGCCCAGCGCTGCGAGCTGGTGGAGTTGGGGCCGCTGGACGCCGACCTGGAGGGTTACCTGCGCCACAAGTTCGCCCGCTTCGATCTGAAGTTTGAACAGGTGTTTGAGCCCGATGCGGCCGACGCCATTCGTGCACGCCTGATCCACCTTCCGCGCGGCGCGCGACCACAAGACGCCCGCAGCATCTGCTACCCGCTTGTGGTCAACAACCTGGTGTGCCGCGCGCTCAACGCCGCCGCGGCCGTGGGCTACCCGAAGGTGGATGCTCAAGTGATTGCGGGGTGCTGATCATGATCGGACTTTTCCGCCTCACGATGACCCTGCAGGACGGCACCAAGCACCGAGGCTTCGGCTTCTTCTTGGGCCGAGACGAAGCGCTCGAACAGACCTGGTCGGACTACCCCGAAGCCGCCGCCGTCAACGCGGTGCGCTTGACAGGAGGTGCCGCATGAACTGCTGCGACGACAACGGCAAATGCACCAGCGGCCCGGACTGCGCCGCGCGCACCGAGCGCAGCTGCGACGAGCTGGGCATCTGCCAGGAGCGCTACCCGCGCTGCGGCGGCTGCCTGGCGCGCCACGACACGGCCGATATGGACGGCGCGGCCTTTGCCCACGGCCCCACTCTCGCCCCGGGCGTGGTGGAGGGCTACCGCGTGCCCCTGTTCGGCAACCGGGCGCAGCGCCGCGAGCTGGTGCGCTTTGCCAAGGCCGCGGCCTGGTGGCTCACCTGGTGCTTCCTGGCCGGCCTGGCGGCGGTGTTGATCTCGGGAGCGTACCCATGAGGATCCGCGCCAAAGATCCTTTGTCGGTCGGTGCGCTGACCGTCTGGCGGCGGCTGCGCGATGAGGGCGGCTACTGGACGGCGGGCGAGGTGGCCGAGCTGCTGCTGCCCGGCGCGCCGCGGCAGAAGGGCGCGATCACCTGCGCGCGCTGGCTGATGGCGTTGAGCCTGCGCAAGCACGTGGCGCACAGCACCACGCAGCGGCGCGTTCCTGCTTACGGCGTGACGGCGCGCTGCGTTGTCCCGGAGGGCGAGAGCCTGACGGCGGACGCCACCGAGGGAGCTGCTGCATGAGCGCAAAAGGAAAACCATCCGAAGTGATCGCCTGCCCGGCCTGCGGCACCGAGCTGAGCCTGGAGCACCTGGTGGGCCACCTGGACGACGAGCAGGCGTTCAACCGCCTGGTGGCGCTCAGCGTGCCCATGGCCCACCTGGTGGTGCTCTACATCGGGCTGTTCGCACCCGAGAAGCAACGCCTGACGCTGCGCAAGAAGGTGCGGCTGATCGCCCAGCTGCTGCCCGATCTGCGGCGCCTGGCGATCACTCACAAGGGCCGCGACTGGCCTGCGCCGCTGGAGACCTGGGCGCGCGCCATCGAGCAGATGCTGCTGGCCCGCGCCGCCGGGCGGCTGGACTTGCCGATGTCGGGCCACGGCTACCTGTACGCGATCCTGGCCGGCATGGCCGACAAGGCCGAAGCCGTGGCCGAGCGCGAGACGGAAGCCGAGCGCCGCACCGGTCCGCGCGCCGCCACGGTGCAGGTGAACGGCCAGGCGTTGCCGATCGGCGCGGTGCTGGACAAAGACCCGGCGCTCGTCCACATCGAAGCCCAGAGCAGACAGGCCACCCCCGTGCCGGCCCAAGCCCGCGAAATGCTCGCGAAACTGAAACAAGGGAAATTGCCATGAACGCCGCCAACACTCTCACTCAGGGCCTGGCCCTGACCGATGCGCAGATGGCACAGCAGGTGGACCTCTCGCGTCGTTTGCTGCACATGGCCGCCCTGGGGACACCACGCATCGAGAGCCGCGAACCATGCGCTCCGCAGCTGCTGGTGCTGGCCGCGTTGATCACCGCCTACCAGGCGCTGGCCACGGCAACGCCCGGCATTTCCCGCATCGCCTCTTCCATGGCATTCGACATCAGCCATGAGCTGACCGTTGTGGCCGAGCGCCACGCCAAAGCCCACTGACCACAGGACCCACCATGACAAAACTCACCGACATCGAACCCAGCGCCAAGGCCTTCGCCGAGGCCCGCAGCAAAGTGGCCGAGATCGTCACCCAGCTCAACGACGGCATCGACGCCCTCAAGCGCGACCACATGCCCGCCCTCAAGCGCGCCATCTGCCGCGCGGCCGAGCGGCACGACCAGCTCAAGCAGATCATCGAAGCCAACCCCGACCTGTTCAAGAAGCCGCGCACCGTGATCTACCACGGCGTGAAGATCGGCTTCCAGAAGGGCAAGGGGGGCATCACGTTTGACGACGCCGACCAGGTGGTGCGCCTGATCAAGCGGCACTTCCCTGACCAGGCAGACGTGCTGGTCACCACGGTGGAGAAGCCCGCCAAGGACGCCCTGGCCCAGCTCACCGTGGCCGAGCTGAAAAAGGTGGGCTGCGCCGTGGTGGACGCGGGCGACGCCATCGTGATCAAGCCCACCGACAGCGAGGTGGACAAGCTGGTGGACACGCTGCTGAAGGGTGCGACTGAGGAGCAGGCAGCATGATCAATACCTCCAAGCCCCGAGAAGACACGCTGCCCGCCCGCGTGGTGGCCTATTTCAAGCGCCTGCCCGACGAGGAACTGTCCAATGCCGACATTGCCATCAAGTGGCATGCCGACCCGAAGAACGTGGGCGTTCAGCTGGCCAAGGCGGTGGAGGCCGATCTGCTGTGCAAAAACGGCACGGTCTACTACGCCGGCCCGAACATCGGCCAAATTGATCTGTCGCCGTCGGCCATCACCAATGGCTCAGCCCCGGCCCAGCGGAAACCGCGCGTGACGCCCGACCTGGACATCGAAGCGATCCAGTTCGATGAGCATGTTCCCATCACCACCGTGGCCGTGCGCCTGACAGACCGCTGGTCCGCCAAACTGCGCACGATGCGCAAGGGCCAGAGCTTCTTGGTGGACGAGGCACATCGCCACGGCGTGAACTCCGCGGCCACGGCACTGCGCAAGGGCGGGATGCAGATCACGATCCGCCGTGAAGGCGAGGCCCGGTTCCGCGTGTTCTGCCTGAAGGGGTTGGAGGTGGTGTCATGAGCGCACTAACCATGAAACAACTGGCGATGCAGTGCGCCATGCTCACTGCCGCCGAAAAGGAAATCGCTCGCAGCGGTGCAGCCACGGTGACATTCGAGGACCACGGCCAGGACTTCTTGACCTGGCACATCAAGGACCGCCACGTGGTGGGCTGTGAGCCTTTTCAGGCTGACCTCTGGGTGGGTCTGGAGATCACCACGCTGCCGATGGTCGGCCTTCGAATGGGCGTGCGCCTGAGCAATGGCGTTGAGTCGTTCATCAAGTACCCGATCAAGAAGGTTGAGCCGTTTGGTGGTGATGTGGTGATGGGGAGCCCGGCATGACCCGTCCAGTCCAACTCCAGATCAACCAGTCCGGCGCTTGGCGCGGTGGCCTGGACTTCGATGCCACCGACCTGCCCGACGAGTTCTTCGACCACCTCGACCAGGCGCTGCGCCTGGCCTACGGAGACAAGACGACAGCTCGCGTGGTGATGGCGCGTGAAGGCGCCAATGGTCGCCCGGTGGGCACGCACAACGTGCTCAAGCGCTGGTCGCGCCCGGAAGGCTGGGTGAACACATGAGCACCAGCCCGATCATCGCGGCCAAAAACGCCCAGGGCTTTGTGCCGGCCACGCTGCGCAAGCGCTGCGCCAGCTGCAACCACGTGCAAAAGACCGGCGCCGACAGCTTGCAATGCCGCCAGGGCGGCTACCTGGTCACGCTGTACGCCGTGTGCGACCGCTGGGCCATCAAGCAGCCGCCCGGTTTCAAGCCGGCCACCACCTGACTCCAGACGCCTGAAATCATGAAAACCGACAGCGACATGAACATTGAAGAGCCGGTGACGGGTGCGAATGCCGAAGGAAACGATTTGCACAGGGGTAGAAGCCGCGAAGGACGTCGGGCTGGTGCGTTGGCGTTGCCTCAGGCCGGTAAACGCTCCTACGGACCAGAATCGGCACCCGCCGAATTGCTGGCATTTCTGGCCGCTCGATCGGTGAGCGAGGCCGCGGACGTGCTCGGGCTCAGTCGCAAGCAGGTGCACCGGGTGCGCGCTGGGTATTGGCCCGCTGACCCGCGCAAGATCATCACCGCTTGGGAAACGCACAAGAGCCGGGGTGCGTGCCTGGCATCGAACTGGTTTCTGCGGCGCGTTCAGGTTGGGGCGCTGGTGCACCATGGCCGCCATAGCTACACCGGTCTGCGCCTGCAGGAGCATGTGGGCAGCCTGGTGGCGCTGGCGCGCACGGCCGATGGTGGCCTGCTGGCGCAGACGCTGGGCGGTCAGCCGCGGCTGATCGTTCTGCAACCGGTGGGAGGCTGCGCATGAGCAACCACCTCGCCGCCATCCACGTGCTCAAGAGCAAGCTGCAGCTCTCCGACGACGATTACCGCGCGCTCCTGGTGCAGCTGACCGGCCAGAACAGCAGCAAGCTGCTGGCCGAGCGCGAGCGCGGGGCGGTGCGCGACCACCTGCAGAAGCAGGCCGAGCGCATGGGCGTGGCGAAGCCTTCACGCGGCCGGCCCATGTCGGGAAAGCAGTTTGCCGAGAAGAAAGCGGCCACGCCGCCGAAGGAACGCAAGGTGTGGGCGCTGTGGCACCAGCTGCACCGCGACGGCAAGATCCAGGACAACAGCGCCGCGGCGCTGAATGCCTGGGTGGCGCGCACGGTGCAGGTGAATGCGATGGTGTGGTGCACCGACGCGCAGCTGGTGACGCTGATCGAGGCGCTGAAACGATGGATTGAAAGGGGGGGGAACCATGTTTGAGATGTTCGAGCGGCGTGAGCTGGCCGAGCTGGCGGCGGCGGATCTGGAGCCGTTGAGCCGGCGCATGCCGCCGAGCTGGCCAGAGACCTGGCGCGAGTTCGCCACCAGCCATTTCGTGACGCTGATCTCGGCGCCTGGCGGTGAAGGTGTGGGTGTCGATGCGCTGGCGCAGCTGGCGATGGCGTTGACGCTGGGTCTGGCTCAAGACCAGGGCGGCACGCAGCCGTACATTCCGGTGGGCGCTATGCTGGCGGCCAGTGCGCGGGCCAAGCGGGCGATCGAGATGCTGAACCGCGGCGCCTCATACCGTGATGCGGCCGACGCCACCGGGCTGACCGAGGCACGGATCCGGAAAATCGAAGTAGAGTGGCGGCGCGAGCAGATCGCGCTGCGCCAGGGACGCCTGGCGCTGGACTGACCAGCCCGCAGACATCACCCCGCTCCCGCCACGGGAGAGGAGGAAATACAGGCCCTGCCGCCTCGCGCGCGCGGGGCCTTTGTTTTGGGCGAGAAGAATTGACGCGCTCCATTTAGCGCAGGGTGGCAGGCCGCGCGACAGTGCGGTCCATGCCTTCAACCGCCACCACCCACAAGCCCGTTGCACCAGGCCAGTCTGCATGGAAGTTCCCGCAGATCGGCTTGCCTTCGAACATTGAGGTGTTCCGGCCTGGTCGTCACATTGACGATGCCGGCGTCGTGCACTCATTCAGTGAGTCAGACGTGGACGGCATGGTGGCCGGCTACGACCCAGCGCTTCGTGAGGCGCCGCTGACGGTGGGTCACCCCAAAGACAACCTCCCGGCCTACGGCTGGGTCAAGTCGCTTTCGCGCACGGACAGCGGCGCACTGGCGATCACGCCGCACCAGGTGGAGCCGCAGTTTGCCGAGATGGTGACCACGGGCCGCTTCAAGAAGCGCAGCGCTTCGTTCTACCCGCCCCAGGCACCCAACAACCCGACACCCGGCAAGTGGTACTTGCGGCACGTCGCCTTCCTGGGCGCGCAGCCGCCGGCCATTGCGGGCCTGAAGGACATCCAGTTTTCCGAAGGCGACGCCGAGGGCGCCGTCTGTTTTTCTGAACCCGTTTCAACCGTCACACCACAGGAGCCCGACGACATGAGCAAGGAACTTGAAGAGAAGCTGGCCAAGGCCCAGAAGGATCTGGAAGCGGCCAACGCTGTTGCCGCCACGGCCACCGCTGCAGCTGCTGCAGCGACCAAGAAGGCCACCGATGCCGAGGCCACGGCCGCGAGCTTCGCCGAGAAGGCCCGCGCCGACCGCAAGGCCGGTTTCGTGTCGTTCGCCGAAGCCCAGGTGAAGGCCGGCACGCTGCTGCCGAAAGACAAGGACATGGCCGTGGCCACGCTGGACGCCCTGGCCGACGCGCAGCCGGTGGAGTTCGCCGAGGGCGACACCACGCGCAAGGTGAGCCCGGCGCAGTGGCTGCAGGACCTGATTGGCAACGCCAAGCCGGTCGTGAGCTTCGGCGAGTTCGCTGGCGGCCGCATGCCCCAGGGCGCGGGCGGCGCCAAGGGCAAGACCGACGCCGAGATCGACCAGGCGGCCAAGGCCTGGATGGCCTCGAACAAGGGCGTGAGCTACGCCGAAGCGCTGAACGCTGTGACCACTTCGTTCACCAGCTGATCACCCGCCAAACACCTCAACCCCCGAAGGACTCACCACCATGAGCATGACCCTTGCCGAAATCCGGCTGAAACAAAACCCGATCCTGTCCAGCCTGCTGCTGGGCATGGGACAGGGCACGATGGTTGCCGAGAAGCTGTTCCCGCGCCTGCCGCAGACGCTCTCCAGCGTCAACCTGGCCAAGCTGGGCGACGAACGCCTGCGCCGCTACAACCTGCGCCGCGCACCGGGCTCGCCCACCAAGCGGGTGAACATCAAGTTCGAGGGTGTGACCTACTCGGTGGACCAGTACGCAGTGGAAGTGCCGATGCCGCGCGAGCTGCTGCGCGAGGCCGATGAGAGCCGCAAGCTGAACGTGGGCAACTACCTCGACGTCAGCAAGATCGCGATGACCACGGCCAACGACATCCTGAGCCTGGACTACGAGCTGGAAGTGGCGGGCCTGGCCACCACAGTGGGAACCTACGCTTCGGGCCATGTGCTGGCGCTGGCCGGTGTCACCAAGTGGAGCGCGGCCACCGGCACGCCGGTGACCGACATCCTCGCGGCCTCGGACATCATCCGCAAGAAGATCGGTAAGCGCCCGAACCGGCTGACGCTGTCGGCCGACGCCGAGTCCGCGCTGGTCAACAACGCCGAGGTGCGCTCCTACCTGCCCGACTCGCAGATGGGACCGGCCACGCACGAGCAGCTCAAGACGATCCTGAAGGTGAAGGAGATCGTGGTGGGCGATGCGGTGTGGGTGGACGAGACCGACACCGGCCGCGATGTGTGGGGCAACAACGCCATCCTGGCTTATGTGCCGAACATCGGCGCAGGTGGCACGGCGGACATCAGCCTGGCTGAGCCTGCCTTCGGCTTCACCAACGTGATCGAAGGCCACCCCTTCGCCGAGACCCCGTACTACGAGCCCGGATCCAAGAGCTGGATCTACGGCGCCACCTACGAGCGCCGCCCGAACGTGGCCTACAACACCGCAGGCTTCCTGTTCACCAACCCCAAGTAACACCCCCCAAGGCGATGGCCGGCAACGGCCTGTGAGACCCCCGCAGGACTTGGTTCCTGCGGGGTATCCGAAACAGAAAAGGAACTTTCCCAATGAGCAAACTGATTGCGATGGTGGCCACGGCGGTGATGGTGGACGGTGTGCGCACCGTGATCCAGCCCGGCGAGGAACTGCCCGAGTTGAGCAAGCACGACGCTGCCGCGCTGGTGGCCTCTGGCGCCGCCGAAGACACCGCCGAGACCGCTGCGGCCAAGAAGCAGGAGGCCAAGGATGCGGCCGAAGCTGCAGCCGAGATCGAGGCGGCGCGCCAGCGCGTGCGGGCCGAACAGGCCAGCACCAAGCCGGCCGCGGCCCCTGCCGCCAAGCCGGCCAAGAAGTAACCCACCCCACACCTGACCAGGAGAGACCCCCATGGCATCGCAGAACAACACCGGCCGCCAGTTCGACAAACAGCACGCCGTGACCCTCGTGGCCATTGCCGCGCTGGCCGCCCACCGCTTCGTGGCCTACGACGGCGGCTACCCCTCCGTTGCCGGTGGCGTCAAGGACTGCCAGGGCGTGACCGAGACCGCCGCCGAGATCGGCGACGCTGTGACTGCGGTCACCGGCTACAGCTACCTGGTGGAGGCCGAGGCCGCGATCGCGTTCGGCGTCCTGGTGAAGGTGGGCACAGACGGCATGGCGATCACCGGCACGGCGGCCGACCACTGCGGGCGCGCCCTGGGCGCGGCCACGCAGGCCGGCCAGCTGATCGAAGTGCAGCTCTACAAGCACGTGCACGCCTGACCAGGCAGCGCCTGAAAGATTACCCGGCCCATGAACTACGCCATTGCCCAGGACCTGATCGACCGCTTCGGCGAGCGCGAGCTGATCGAGCTGACGGACCCCGACCTGGTGGCCGTTCAGACCGAGAAGGTGGAGCGCGCCATTGCGGACGCCCAGGCCTACATGGACAGCTTCATCGGCCGGGTGTACACGCTGCCACTGACCGGCTGCGTGAAGCCCGCGCCGGTGGTGGGCAACCCGCAGGCCACCGAACTGGTGGCGCCGCCCCAGCTCACGCGCATTGCGGTCGACGTGGCGCGCTACTACCTCTACAAGGACTTTGCGCCCGAGAACGAGGTGTACCTGCGCTACAAGGCCGCCGAAAAAGAGCTGCTGGCCATTGGCGACGGCAAGGCCGTGGTGAGTTGCCCCTGGGGCGGTGCACCGGGTGCGCTGGTGGCAGGCAGTCAGCCGGGCGAGGCCGAGGTGTACAGCGGTTTCAGCCCGCGCAGCATCACCGACGACAACCTGCGGGGCTTTGCATGAGCACGGCCGGCATGACGCTCGACCAGGCCAACGCCTTCATGGCGCTTGAACCGCGCCTGGTAACGCTGCTCAAGCAAGCGCTGGCGGGCGCGAGCCCGGCGGTGCATGTGCTGACAGCGGCCGAGCTGGCCGACGTGCAAGAGAGCAAGCAGCTCACGCCGGCCGTGCATCTGGTGTACGGCGGCTACCGCATCGACCAGGACATTGGCAGCGCCTGGCGCCTGGAGCACACCTGGTACGCCGTCACGGCGGTGCGCAACGTGGCCACGGCGAAGAGCGGCGCGGCGGGCCGGCAAGACGCGGGCGTGATCGCCACCGCGGTGGCGCTGGCCCTGGCCGATGCGCGGGTGGACGGCGCGGCCGAACCCTTGACCCTGATCACCCCTCCCGGCCCGAGCCACTCGGCGCCCTACAGCTACCTGCCCACGGCCGTGCGCGCCGTGACCCATTTCCAAAAACCCCCACTCTGAGGACCGAGCACCATGGCCGCCATTGAAATCGTCAAGAAGATCTACCGCCCGACCGCCCGCGTGGGCAAGTTCTACGCCGCCGTATACGGCTCCGAGGCGCTGGTGCCGATCGGCAACGTGCTGGAGGCCAGCACCGAGCAGGCCGAGAGCGTGGAGAAGCAAGACGACATGACGGCGCTGGGCGGTGGCACCCATGCCGAGCTGCGCCGCATCACGGGCGTGACGTTCAAGGCCAAGCTGGCCGACCTGAACATCGTGAACCTCTCCCGCGCCATGCGCGCCACGGTGACTCCGGAAGACGCAGGCACCGTGGTGGACGCGCCGTACACCGCCGCGCTCGGCTCGCTGATCCCGTTGCCGCACTCGGGCGTGTCGGCTCTGGTGGTGAAGGTGGGCGCCACGGTTGGCGCCGCTGTGGCGGTGGACGCTGGCGGCTACGAGCTGCGCCCGGAGGGCGTCTGGCTCAATGAAGATGCGGCTGGCGTGGTGAACGCGGACAAGCTGTGGCTGTCGTACAGCTTCGCAGACCAGGTGGTGGTTGAGGCGTTGACCGCGGCCACGCCCGAGCTCTACATCCGCTTTGCCGGCATGAACGAGGTGGACTCGGGCAAACCCAGCATCGTGGACATGTGGCGCGTGAGCCAGGGCGTGACCAAGCAGTTGGCGCTGATCCAGAAGGGCTTCACCACCCTGGACATCGATGGCGAGGTCTTGATGGACCCGACCAAGGAAGGCGTGGGCATCAGCAAATACATGCGCACCATCGAACGCTGACCAGACCAGACCGCCGCGCGCGGCCTGACACGAAGGGTGGCCGCGAGCCACCCTTTTTCATTCCTGAATCTGAACCAACGACCACACCGCCATGGCCACAGAAAACCGCATTGATTTCAAGGTACGCGTCACAGATGAAGGCCTGGCTCCGCTGGCCGGCAACCTGGACAAGGTGGAGTCGAAGACTGAAGAGCTGGGCAAGAGCGCCACCACGACCGGCCAGCGTATCGACGGCATGGGCGACGCGGCGAGCACAGCGGGAAAACAGACCGACGATCTGGGCGATCGCGCGGGCAACGCGAGCCGGTTGCTTGGAGACATGGCGAAGAACCTGGCGGCAGCGTTCACCTTCCGCGAGATGGTTGCCGCGGCGGCTCAGATGGAACAGATCCAGGCCGGGTTGCAGGCGGTCGCTGGCGACTCGACGCTGGCCGGTGAGCAGATGGAGTTCGTGCGCCGCATGGCCACGGCCGCGGGCGTTGATGTCACCGCCGCAGGGCAGGCGTTTCTGGGTCTGGCTGCGGCCACCAAGGGCACGGCCGTCGAGGGCGAGCCGGCGCGCCAGGTCTTCGAGTCCGTCACACTGGCCATGGCCAAGGCGGGGAAGAGCAGCGCCGAGACACAAAACGCGTTGCTGGCGCTCTCGCAGATCGCGAGCAAGGGAACGGTGAGCATGGAGGAGCTGCGTGGGCAGCTCGGCGAGGCCTTGCCGGGTGCGCTGCAGGCGGCTTCGAGCGGGCTGGGAATTACGACTCAGGATTTGATCAAGCTGGTGGAGAACGGGCAGCTTGCGGCTGAAGACCTGTTCCCAGCCCTGGCCAAAGGTCTGGACGAGCTGTATGGCGGTGCACCAGCTGCGCAGACCTTGAGCCAGGAGATCACCAACATCAAGAACGCTTTCGTCGAGATGTCGGCCAACCTGGGTGAATCGGGTGGGCTGGACGCGCTGAAAGTGGGCGCCGAGCTGGCTCAGATGTCGATCACCCTGCTGGGCGATACGTTGATCCAGACCGGGCAGTACATCGGCACGCTGGCGGGCGCGGTGGCCACGCTGGACTTCTCTGGCCTGTCTGAGTCGTTCGCCCAGATCGAGAAGGACAGCCGGGACCGTCTGCTCAAGGCGGCCGAGCACAACGACACGTTGCGCGCCGCCCTGGTGTTGAGTTCCGATGCGGCCATTCAGGCCGCGCTGGCTGCGCGAGAACAGGGCAAGGCAGCGGCCGATGCCGGTGGCCAGAATGCCGCGGCAGCGCCTGGCGTGGCTGCGTTGGGTGTGGCCTACGCCAAGGTACGCGAAGAAATCCAGACGCACATAACCCTGGCCGAGAAGGAGATCGAAGCCGTCAAGGCCCGCGGGCAGGCCGCTATCGCCCAGGCGGCTGGTCTGGGCGACGAGGAGGCCAAGCGCAAGGCGATCGCTGTGGCTGCCGCGCAGGAAGCCGCAGCGATGGAGACGCTGGCCAGCATCAAGCGCACCGAGCTGGAGGTGCTCCAGGCTGAGCTGGGGGCGCGCCAGGCGCTGCTGGGTCAGTCGGGGCAAGACAGCGAGCAGCGCAAGAAGGAAGTGGCCGAGCTGGAAAAGCTGATCGCGCAAAAGCAGATCGACGTGGACAAGACTACGGCGCAGGCGTCAGCGTCCAGGGAGAAGGCCAGGGCCAACTCCGAAGAGGTGCAAGCCGCGCAGGCCGCCATCTCGGCAGCACAAGCCCTTTCTGTGGCGCGCAGCGCAGACGCCAAGGTGGCATTGAGCGGTCTGCAGACCCAGAAAGAGCTGGCGCGCCAGGCCGAGGAGATGGCGCGCCTGATGGGCGATGAGGTGGGGGTCCGCCAGGCGCGCATCCAGCAGATCGAGATCGAGATCCAGATCGTGAAGGCCCGGGCCAACGTGGCCAAGGTGGAGGCGGAGGGAAGCATCGCCGTGGCGCAGGCGAAGATGGCGGAACTCAAGGCAAGCGGGCAGCTCACTCCGCTGAAGGAGGCTGAGATCAACGCCGCCATCAAACTGGCCCAGGCAAAGATCGCCGAGGCCAACGCGAACGGGAAAAGCACTGAGATCCTGGAGAAGCATCTGGAGGCGATGCGAAACGGTGTCGATCTGACGAACGCCGGAGCCGATGCGGCCAACAGGATGGCCGGCGCGCAGGGCAACATGGCCGGCGCCATCGACCAGGCCACGTCGGCCATGCAGCGGCAAAACGCCGAGCGTGAGGCGGCCATTTCCGCGCAGGAAAAGGAGCTTGAGCTCAAGCAAAGGGAGATCGACCTGGAGAACAAGCGCCGTGGGGTGGACCGAGAAGGGTTCTCAACGGACAAATCAGGCAACCGCCTGGCCATGGGCGGCGATCTGACCACGCTGACGGGCATCAAGAACTTCTTGCAGCAGGCCGGCCTGGATGAAGATCAAGCCAAGAGCCTGGCGCGCGAGTTTGCTGACAGCAAAGGCGATATCCCGTACTTCAGCAACCCGGGGCAGCTCAAGTACGGCGGGCAGGGCAGCACCATGAGCCAGGCGCTGCTGAAAGCGGCTGAGCGCACCACGTTCGGCGTGGGCAACGGTGGCGCGGCTGCGCTGGGCGGCAAGGGTACCGAGTCCATCTCCACGCCAGGACGCCCCGTCAACATGACAGTGAACGTTGACGGCAAGCGTCACAAGGCGAACATGAACAGCCAGCGCGATGCTGAATCCATGGTGCGAGCGCTGGAAGACACGGCGAAACGCTCCCGCTGACCCCTGCGCGCGTCATCAAGAAATGACGCACGCCATTTAGCGCCCCTCGCGCGCGCGCGGCATCCTGCCGTGCATGTCCATCACGCTCACCTACCTAGGCACCACCGCCCACCTCGGTGAGCGCCTGCTGTGGACCGATGAGTTCACCTGGTCTCCGGTGAGGCAAGTCACCGGGCCGAGCACCACGGGCGCGTTGCTGGTGCACGTGGGTGTGCTCCAAGCGGGCCGGCCGATCTCGCTGGACGGCGTGGAGTCGAAGGCGTGGATCACGCGCGCGCTGTGCGAGTCGCTAGAGCTGTGGGCGGCACTGCCGGGCATCGTGCTCACGCTGGTGCTGCGCGGCGTTTCGCGCCAGGTGATCTTTGACCACGAGCAGGGCGGCTTCGAAGCCGTGCCGGTCTGGCGCATCGCCGACGGCCACCAGACACCTGAGCAGGTGTTTCTGCCCACGTTCCGATTCCTTACCTACAGCGGAGTGACCTGACCATGACCGATCCATCTGTTCAACCTGTGGCGGCGTTGTCCGCCTTTGCCCGCGCTCGCGCTGCGCTGACCACGGCGCGCGATGGTGTCACCACCTGGTGGGCCGAAGCCAACCGCAAGTGGCCTGTGGCGTGGATCGTGTGCGTGGCCGTGCTGCTGATCGGCACCGTGCTGCTCGCCACCTGCAGCGACTCGCCTGGCCTGGAACAAAAGCCGATCGCCGAGCAGCCTGTCGCGGAGCAGATCAACCCGCTCTCACCGCTGATCGCCCGCATCGACACCCTGGATGACCAGGTCGCCGAGTTGCAATACCAGGTGGCCAAGCTGCAAGAGCCGCAATCAACGGCCGCACCACTGTCTGGCGCGCGCCGCGCGTCCGGGGCCAACCAGAACCGCCTACCCAGCCAGGCACAAGAGAGCAAGCGCTGGGGCACCACCGACCTTGATCGCGAGATCGAGGCCTTCACCCGTTCCCTCAATCAGCCGGAGCAAGCCAAATGAAACGCACCCTCTTGAAACTGTCGCTCCTCGCCCTGTCGGCCTTTGCGCTGGCCGCCTGCGAAACCAACCCGAGCAAGCCGGAACCCGTGGCCGCGAAGCCCGTCCCCGTGGCGCCTGCGCCCACCAAGACTTTGGTGGAGATGCAGTACGAGCTGGACAAAGCCGCCATGGAGCTGGAGACCACGAAGACCATGGCGCTGATCAAGTTCGCCGACCAGTCGGGCAGCGACTACGCCAAGGGCCTTGTATCCGGGATCATCAACGGAGGCGGCAGCGGCGCCCAGGCGCCCACAGCAGCTGCGCGCCCATCGTTCGTCCAGGTGGCCCAGCAACAGCAGCAGCACGCCGCCGAAGTTGATCTGCGCCGCGACGAGCTGGCCGAGCGCAACAGCTGGTTTAACAAGGGCCTGCAGGTGACCGACCGGGTGCTGGGCTTCAAGATGTTCGGCAAGAACCTGGACCAAGAGCGCTACCGCATCGACCAGTCCAACAGCCAGCAACGCTTCCTGTTCGGCACGCTGCGCGGCACCCAGCAAGACGCATATGGCTTCTCGGGCACGGTGCTGGAACACGGTCCGTATGTGCTGCCAGCCGGCGCCACGCCAGCCGCGACCACGCCCGCTGTGGAGTAAGCCGTCATGACCTACGACACCTGGTTCTACATCTACCTGCCGTTCGAAAAATTGCCGGAGCCGGTGTGGATGGCTGCGGTCGAGACTGCCCGGGAGTAATCGATGCCCCTGCTCAACGGTGACATTCGATTCGCCCGATCGGCCGTGATGGCCGACACGGAGAACGGTGGCGGGCCGCCGACCAATCAGCTCATCCCGGACGGTGCGTCCAACCCGATGTTCCCGGACCTCTCCGAGGACGCGTGGACAGGTGGGCTGGTCGAGGTGCGCCAAGTGCATGCTGTGCTGCGCAACACGGACACCGCGCCCTTGCTGGGCGCGAACATCATCGTGGCCCAACCGCCGGATGATCCCAATGTGTCGATCACCATGATCAAGTCGCCGGGCACGTTCGCGCGCAGGGCCGACTTGGTCAAGATCATTGAGGCCTCCTCGACGCCTGGCAGTGAGTTCAACGGCTTCTTGCTGGGCAACCTGGTGGTCGGGCACCGTGGTCTAAAAATCGGGCAGCGGCCCGGCCAGACAACGCCCTCCGTCAACACCGGCCTCGTGCTGGTGCTGGACGAAGGCCTGGTCACCGAGCAGGTGCAGTACGTGCGCATCCGCCGCGTGACGGTGGCAACGGAGTACTTCACGGTAGAGGTCGGGGGCCAGTTCGTGGACATGCCGATCCAGGTGGCCGACTGCGAGCTGTATTCCGAGATCCAGTACGACTTTCCCGGCAGCGAGGCCAACCGCTTCTACGCGCGCCAAGCCGGCAAGACCTTGACCCGCCGCGTCAACGTGACGGATGCAGGCACTTTCTACAGCGCGTCGCGCTTGACCGAGGCCTGTGTCCCAACAGACCTGGATATCAAGATCGCCAGCGTGTACACGCAGATCGTGCCCAACACGCGCACCGAAACGCCGCTGCTCAACCAGTTCCCCGGCGGCACGCGCCTGGTGGACTTGGTGGACAGCATGGGCACGCTGCAGGTGTCGGCCGCAATGCACACCGGGCGCCAGCTCATCACGGAAGCCAACCAAGGCTACGCGCAGACGTTCAAGATGGTGCCGCCGCCAGCGCCCAACAGCGTGGCCATGAGCTACATGGCCCTGGCCCAGTGGCAGACCATCATCGACGATGGCGAGGGCAACATGGGCGACGGCCCTGGCGGCGGCACGGTGCTGTACCCGACCGGCGACGCCTCGGTGACCACCGATTCGCTGTCCGACTACAACACGTTCCAGATCTGGACCTGGGCCGACACCTCGCCGTACATCAACCAGGTGGAGGCCGGGCCGGTGGTGATCACGACGCGCCCGCCCGAGTTCGCGCTCGACATCACGCCTGGCTCGGTGGTCGATGGGTCCACGATCGCGTGGGAATCTGGCGGCGTCGCCAAGCTCGCCACGGCAAACGCTGCTGGCGTTCTCAGCGGAGACGCCAGTGGGCTCATGGTCAGCGCGCTGGGCAAGGCGTACATCCGCCCGGCCGCGATGCCGGACGCCGGCACCAACTTCGTCATCACGCACGCCAGCAAGCCCACCGTGACGCAGTCGTTCACCGGTGTGGGCGTGGACAGTGGTGGATACGCCGCGCTGGCGCTGGACGATGAGCCGCTGCCTGGCTCGGTGTCGGTGCGCTGGATCACCGCGCGCAATGTGAGCAAGACCAGCGGCGCGGACCTCTCGGGCACCTCGTCCACCCAAAGCTCCTCGGTCGTTGGATCGGCCGGCTGGTCGCACACCGGTGGCGGGATCGCTGGTGGCGCGCGGGCCACAAGCCGCACGTCGATCAACAACACCCAGTACGCGCAGACCACCGAAAGCTCCAGCACCAGCCGCCTGGTCGTGGCGCACTCCATCACCGACGACGGCGCCGGTGGCTTCGGAGACCCCTTGCTCGGCTCCGTCAACTACGCCGGACAGGCCGTCAACCTGCGCATGGTGAGCCAGGGCGCGAGCGTCACGAGCTACCGGCAAGACCACGAAAACGCTGCCAGCTTCGCCGCCAGCAGCCCCAGCGTATCAATGGGATAAGACATGGCTACCAGTTCCAACAAAGGCGGCACCTACGGCAGCACGGCGATCAGCGAAGAAGTGCTGGCCGGCTCCACCGTCACGGTCGAATACGTGCCCGTGGGCGCTGCCAGCTCGCCGCTTTCCGAGTCGCGCCCGGCCCAGTCCGTGGCCATCTCGCTCACACCCAACGGGCATTTGCCCGCCGTGCCCGGCAGCGTGGTGTTTGCGTGGATGGGCCACGACTATTCCGACAACGGGCAGGGCCTGATTTTTCGGGACGCGACGGGCAGCGACCCGGGCATCCAGTCCGGCACCATGGACTACGCCACCGTCACCGCACTGCTTGACGACTGGGCCGTGGGCGCGAACCCGGGCACGATCACGCTCAAGCGTTTGTGGGTGCGCCGCCAGAGATGGACCACCGGCATGATCTTCGGCCGCACGTCCAGCGCCCCGATCCGCCCGGGCGGCATGACGCTCACCGCAACCGCCATGGACGGCGGCGCGGTCACGGCCACGGTGGACAACACCGGGCTGATCGGCGGAGACGAAGCCTGGGGCGCACTGGACTTCGCCTCGGGCGCGTATCAGATCCTGTTCGGCTCTCTGGTCACCGATGCATCGCTCACCGCCGCCGAAAAAGCGGAATGGTGGTACGACGCCGGTGAAGTGGGCGAGATCGAGGCCGGCAAGATCTGGCGCCCGATCGCGGTGGACCCCACCTCACTGCGCTACAACGCCGTGACCTACGTGTACCTGCCCATCGACGCGGAGTTGATGGGCATCACGCCCGAGCGCCTGCCACCCGACGGCCGCATGCCCTTCGTTCGGCCCGGCATGTACTGCGTGATCGGGCTCACAGTCACCGGCAGCGCGTTCGCGCCCATGGTCGGGCAGACCTACGACGTGGGCCATACGTTGCTCTCCAGCATCGACATCCTGGACGCGGATGGCGGCACCGGCCAGGTGCCCGGCGGCTACACGCAGGATCTTGACGCCGGCACCTTGGTGATCAATGACATCACCGGCTGGCCGGCGATGGTGATCGTGCGCGGCCGGGCCGAGGTGTACCGCCGCGTTGCCAATGCCCGCATTGACGGCACCGTCACGCTCACGATGCCAGTTGGCCGGGCGTTCCCGGTCGGATCGGTGTTCTCGACGGCCTTGCGTTTTGGCAACAAGCAGGCCTACGTTGAGCGGCTGTTCGATCAGTACACCTGGAACAAGACCACCTGGTCGAACACGTTGTCTGGAGACGCTGCACCGGGCAGCTACGACGACACGGGCCACCCGATCGAGTTGAACAACCTGGGCTCGATCACGCAGCGCCTGGCCTTCCAGTTCCGAACCGACGGCATCACGTTCGACTGCTACAGCGAACACCTGGGTCTGCTGGGCTCGGGAAGCGTGAACGAAGACTTCATCTTGCCGAACCCGAATGCGGGCGGCGCGCCGTACATCATCGTGCGAGCACTCGGCTGGAGCGGTGGCTGGCTCCCGGGCAACGCGCTGTTTGTGCACATCGTGGGCGCCGAGATGACGCACGGCGTGATCCGCAGCACCAACCCAGGGTCGCCGATCGGCATCGAATACGAGGCGCTTTTTGAGATCAGGGGCGGCACCGACCGCCCGCCCTCCAACCCCTTTCCGAACTGAGCTGAACCATGAGCACATCCGTCAAATTCATCACCAGCGCACAGCGCGGTGCGCCCGTGGTCAACGGCGTGGCCGGCACTCAGATCAGCGCGATCGACGCATTCATCAACGGCTGGGGCGTGACAACCGCTCTGTCGGTCACCGTGGCCGATGGCATCGCCACTGCATCGTTGACCCCGGGAGAAACCTTCGACCGCACCGCGGTGATCCTAGTGGCTGGCGCCACGCCGGGCGAGATCAACGGCGAGTCGCGCGTGCTCACATCGAGCAACACCAGCATCACCTGGCCGACCACTGCCGCTGACGGCGTGGCCACCGGCACGATCACCATCAAATACGCACCGCAGTCCAGCTGGGTCAAGGCCTTCGGTGCCACCAACAAAGCCGCCTATAAAAGCACTCATGTGCAGGCCAGCGGGCACCACCTGCGGGTGCTCGACGCCGGAACCACCAGTGCGCGTGTGGTCGGCTACGAGACCATGACCGACGTCGACACCGGCACCGGCCCGTTTCCGACCGAGGCGCAGATGGCCGGTGGTGGCTACTGGTTCAAGAGCTCGGTGGCCAGCGCGGCGGCTATAAAGTGGCGCATCTTCGCTGACGAGCGGTTCATGCTGATCTGCAACGCCAGCGCGAGCAACAGCGGCGCGCTGTACACCGCTGCGCAAGCGCGAGGATTCGGCGACATGATCCCGGTGGCCGCGGGTGGCGACGTGTGGTCCACCGCGCTGTCTTGCGCTGGTGCGGGTGGGCAGCACCTGGGTTCCTTTGACACGGGGAGTGAGCCCGGCGCGAACAATGGTGGCATCTTCTGCCCGAGGGCCTTCTCCGCGCTCGGCGGCTCCAAGATGATGGCCATGCGGTCGTTCACCGGCACGGCGGGCGCGCAGTCGGGCTCTGACACGGCGCTTGGCCCCGCGCCGTCAGAGATTGACGGCTCCATCCGCATGTCGCCCGTGTTCCTGACCGAGGGTGCGGCCACGAAGCCACCGCGGGCGATCGTCCCCGGGATCTACTACATCCCCCAGAGCAGCACGACCAGCGTGCTCGCGGACGGCGACATCCTGGAGGGCTCTGGCGCTCTGGCCGGGCGAAAGCTGATGGTGGTGCACACCGCGACCAACTGGTCAACGCAGGCGTCTGGCGCGTACCTGGTGGACCTCACCGGACCGTGGCGCTGACATGGCCGATCTGGCTTACCCCACGCTGCTGGTGCCATCGGCGCCGCCCGTGCTCGGGCGCGGGCGGGCGGTGTTCTCCGGCACGGCCCTTGCGCCGGCCGTGCTCAAGTCGCTCGGCGACCGGCGCATCGCAAACCCCACGACCGGCACGATCACCGACCGGGTAGTTGTCAAGAGTGGTGCCGCCGAGGTGCCCTACGTCGACGGCCGTGTGTGGCTGCTGCGCCTGAGTGATGGGTTCAAGGCGTGGGAGGGATGGAGCGACGCGGCAGGCTACTACACCGCCACAGGGTTGGAGATCGGCGTTGAGTACGTGATGCTGGCCATTGACCCGACCCGGACTCACAAGACCACCGGCGCTGGCCCGGTAATGGCCACATGAGCGGTTTGATCAACACCCAGGCGCACCGCGCGGCTCGCAATGCGGCCAGCATCGCCCTGGCAGACGCCGGGCCCGGCAACGCCAGCATCAGGGCCTACACGGCCCTGGGCGGCACGCTGCTGGCCGTGCGCAGCCTTGAGCGCCCTTGCGGTACCGTGCGCCCCAGCGACGGCCGCATCGTGCTGACGCCGCTGGAGTCAACCGAGGTGGCGTTGGCTACTGGCGCAGCGACCTGGGCCGAGTGGTGCAATGCATCGGGTGTAGCGATCAGCGCTGGCCGGGTCACCGATCCAGCTGGCAACGTCACCGACGGCACGGGCGCTGTGGTCGCCGACCCGCTGGGTGTCGGCCCTTTTGTGCTGGGCGGCGGTGCGGCCGGCACCATGGTGTACGCGGGCGGTCTGGTGCTGCTGTTCGCGGCCCTGATCGGGTGAGCATGTGGCCGACGAAGGAAAACTTGTCTTCCTGCGGCCGCATGACGGCACGGGCCGGCTGGTCTTTGGTGATGAATCCGAGGTCTCGGCCCCAGCGACCGAGATCACCATCGACGCCGACTTCGACAACGACATGGCCGCGACCGTGCAGCTGCTCTGGGACGCCAACGTGTCCCGCGAAGAAATGGCCTTCTGCCGGGTGCTCTGGCAGGGGGCGGAACCGATGTCATCGCGCACCGCTATGCGCTGGCACGAAGGCATCGCCATCGGGGCGCGCGCCGGTGTGCGCTGGCAGGTGGCTGGGCCGGCATCCTCTCGCACGGCCGTGCGCTGGCAATACGGTGAGCGAATCACCGCGCGCACAGGCGCCCGGTGGCAGAACGCCGAGGAGCTGCGCCACTCGGTCAGCGTCGCATGGCAAGAGGCCAATCGACTGCGCGCCCTTGCAAGCACCCGGTGGCAGAACGCCGAGGAGCTGCGCCACTCAGTCAGCGTCGCGTGGCAGGAGGGGTTCCGTCTGCGCGCTCTCGCGTCGACCCGGTGGCAAACAGCTGTTGGGGCGTCGTATCGGATTACCCAGCGCAGTGGTGCGGCCCAGCAGGTCCGCCATGTGCTGGCCACCCGGTGGCAAGAGGCCCGGCGCCCGCTGGCAGGCCAGAGCACGCTCACGCAGCCCGAGCCGCCGGTGGATGAACCCTGCTACGACCCGGCGACCTTGGGTCAGCTGGAGTTCTGGCAGCCCTGGGCGAACGATGGCCGGCTGGTGTTTGTTTGCAAAACGGCGCCGCTGCCCCCCGCCGGCATCGTCATCCCCACCCGGAGCACCTACGTGGTCCAAAACAGCGTAACCCTCTACCGCCTGCCGGCAGGCATCGAGTTCAAAGCGGAAAGCTTCGTCCTGGACATCGACAAAGATTCCTGGACCTTCGGCTGGTCCGCGTCGCTGCACAGCAGCGCCCGGGCGCACCTGGTGCGTTCGGCGCCCGACGAACGCGTCGAGGTGGAATGTGTCGTCAACGGCGTGTCCTATCGTCTGGCGATCGACAGCATGGGTCGCGACAGATCGTTTCCTGAGTCGCGCATCGCTGTGCGAGGTCGGGGCCGGGCGGCCGAGCTGGACGACGTGGATCTGCCGTTTGGCAGCACGGCGCCGCGCACGGCCCAGCAGCTCATGGCCGACGTGCTCACAGTCAACGGTGTGAGCCTGGGCTGGACGCTCGACTGGCAGATCGATGACTGGCTGGTGCCGGCCGACACGTTTCTGTTCGGTGGCTCGTACATCGGTGCGCTGCGTTACATCGCCGATGCGGCCAAGGCCTACATCCAGCCGCACCCGACCGACAAGGTGCTGCGCGTGCTGCCCCTGTACCGGCATGCGCCATGGGACTGGGCGACCCTGTTGACGCCCGACATCGAGCTGCCCGCCGCAGTGACCTCGGTGGTGAACATCGAAGAGGTGATGCTGCCTCGCTACAACCAGGTGTTCGTCGGCGGGGTCAACAAGGGCGTCTTTGGCCCGGTGATCCGGAGCGGGACGGTCGGTGGCCAGGTGGCGCCACAGGTGCTCCACCCGCTGATCACCGCCGCAGCGGCCCACATCCAGTGCGGGCGTGGAGTGCTGTCTGACACCGGTCTCCAAGAGCACTATTCACTGCAGACGATGGTGCTGCCGGAGACGGGGATCATCTTGCCCGACAAGGCACTGCGCTTCGTCGACGAAGACGGGCCACACCTGGGCGTCGTGCGCAAGACACGGGTGCACATGGACACCTGGCCCGAGCTGTATCAAACCCTGGGGGTTGAGACCCATGTTGAGTAACCCGCACGCCCGATTTCTGGCCCTGCTGCCGCCGAAGCCACGGCAGGTGGGCACTGTGATCGCCGTCGACGGCGAGGTGGCCACCGTGGAGCTGCCCGGAGGCGGCCAGCTGCAGGCACTTGGTGCTGCTGTGGTGAATGACCGAGTTTTCGTCCGCGATGGAGTGATCGAGGGCGAGGCGCCGAACCTGACCTACATCTCGGCCGAGGTGTAGCGGGGGCGGAAAAAAGACGGGCGACCTGACCCGGTGCGCTAACACCTGGTCAAGCCCCCGAACCTGCAGGATGAGCTGCAAGCCAGGCGAAGACCCGCCACTCTCGCGAGAGCAGGTCAAGCCTATCAGAGTTTTTCTGACGGAAAAGAAGCTTGCAAATGGAAAACATCAAAGCGGCACCGCTAGTGCCATGGATCGGTGGCAAACGGCGCCTGGTCAAACACATCTTGCCGATGTTCCCGGCGCACACCTGCTACGTGGAGCCCTTCTGTGGGGCCGCAGCCTTGTATTTCGCCAAGACGCCGGCCAAGGCCGAGGTGCTGAACGACATCAACGGCGAGGTGGTCAACCTCTACAGGGTGGTGCGCCACCATGTAGAGGAGTTCAACAGGCAGTTCAAGTGGGGCCTGACCAGCCGCCAGATCTTCAAGTGGCTGCAGATCACGCCGGCTGAGACGCTGACGGACATTCAGCGAGCGGCGAGGTTCTTCTACCTTCAAAAGCAGGCGTTCGGGGGCAAGGTGCAGGGTCAGACCTTCGGCACGGCCGCCACCACACCACCGAGGCTGAATCTGCTGCGGCTGGAGGAAGATCTGTCGGCGGCACACCTACGGCTGGCCAGCACGTACATCGAACACCTGGACTGGTCAACGTGTGTGACCAAGTACGACCGCCCAGGGACGCTGTTCTACTGCGACCCGCCCTATTGGGGGACCGAGGGATATGGCGTGGGGTTCGGCCTGGAGCAGTACGACCACCTGGCAGCCCTGGCCAGGTCAATCAAGGGGCGGATGATCATCTCGGTCAACGACATCCCCGAGATGCGCCGGGCATTCAAGGGCCTGACAATGAACCGGGTGGACATCTCGTACTCGGTTGGCAAGGCTGCAGACCGAAAGAAGACCGGTGAGCTGGTGATCCAGAACTGGTAGCCGCCCACCGATGTAGGGTGGTGTTTTCTGACGGAGAATTATCTTTCCCAACGCGAAAGCATCACCCTCATCCATTTATCGCGCTTACGAAGGCGCATTTATCGCGCCGCGCTTCATTCGCGGTCGGGTCGTCTTCGAAGGCCAGG